AGAGAAGTAGAGAAATCTACTGTTCCAATAGTAATCTTATGGTCGGTTGCTGCAAATTTTGCCATTTGTTATTACTCCTAGTCTGCGTAGCAAAGAATCGTAAACTCTGCTGTTAAATATACTATCTCAGAAACAGGCAATTGGCCGTAGTTTCTCATCTCAGTAACTCTTGTATCGAACACAACCCCGCCAAGAGTTTTGTCACCCTCAATTGCTAATTTGATGCTAGATGAACCTGTGCTGGACACATATCCATCAAGACTTGATTGCGCTGTTCTTTCATCAACGCGGCCAACAATGACCAAAACATTAAAAACATAAGTTTGCATACCTCTGTGAAAAGTATCGTCATAAGAAACACTTGACGGCATAACAACAGCAATAGGTGGATTTGGGTTATCAGGCATAAAAGCTGAAGTTCTTAATCCTGTAATAGTTCCAAGTCTTGTTGCAAGACCAGTTCTGATTGCTGAAATTGATGCCATTAAATAATATTTCTCATTCGCCTATAAGGCATTACAAGTTGTGCAACATCTGGATCAAGTTGTGAAGATACGCGGATAGCGCCCAAATCCCCAAATCCAGCTACGCCCAAAGGACTGTCTAAACGTTTGAAAATTCTTGATGCCTGAATTATGCAAGCCTGTTTGATTGCGATAGGTGTTGCAGGCCAACCATAAGTTCCTTGAATCTTAATTAAAGCTTCTCCACCAGTTATAGGCCACAAGTAGTCGCCAACGGCACGAATGTTTGTGTAAGGCCAAGCAATGCCATCAAGAACACCGTTAAGTGGTTCAAGTTGGTAGTCAGTTGTTTTCCAAACTGTGTCGAATACACCATCAGCGTCTTGAGCTGTTGTAACAGTAACAGTTCCGTTAGCTAAGTCATCAACCTCAACATTGAAATCATCCAATGCTACAAAATATCTTGTTGCCGTGCCTGATGAATAAAACTGTCGCCCTGCATATCCGTCTATAAGTCTGGACGCAGATTCAACTGCCATATCCAATAATGAATCATCTACCGAGTCGGTGATGCGTAAGGCCGCTTTCACTTCTGCAAGTGAAGCGTAGCCGTTTGTGATAGCCAAAATAACTCCTAAGTCTTAGCCCTTAGTCTATTGCAATTTAATCCCAGGAGTTACGCCTAATCCTGCGAATATTCCAAGGGGTTTCAGTTGTAATGTTGTTGGACTTTTTGTGTTGCCAATATTCTTGATTATCTGGAAAAGTCACATTGTTTCGTTCAGCATACCCATTTTTGATTGACACAGAATTTGCGTGTGCAACAGGGATGAATGATTCAACAATTTCAATGTTTTGTAATTCAGCTCTGTGCTGGTAGTCATTATCCTCGAAATAGATTGGGTAAAAGTTTTCATCAAATAATCCAACCTTTTCAACAACTTTCCAACCGATAGTGAAAGCGCACCAAGCAGCACCAGCGTTAGATAAAACAATTTTGTTCGGATCAGACTCCTCAGCAAACATTTTCAAAGAGTCCTCAGCCCATTCAACATCTGCATTAGAAATCAGCCAGTAATCACACATTGGTAAAGATTTGATTCCAAGATTCCACGACCCTGGAACACCTAAGTTTGAGGGGAACTTGAGATGCCAAACTTTTGATACCCATTGATTCCAAGTTGGTGTCCAGTCATTCTTTGAAGCACCATTGTCAACAATTATCAAGTTTTGGATTGGGTAGTTTATGGTTTCCATCATCCTGTCAAGATATTGATAGCCGTTGATTATTGGCACAACCATTGCTGGAATCATTTTGTCTCCTTAGTTATTACAATCAAAATGTCGTCAAAGCGATTCTTGATACTTCTCAAATCATAAACTTTGTAGCTCATTTTGTTTTGTTTCAAATAGTTTTTAATTGATTGCAAATTGCTATCACCATTAACATCCTCAATAAAGTATTTACCTGAGTCATTCAAATATGGGTAAAAAATTTTAAGACTTTTAATCTGATCCTCAACCCTATGACTTCCATCATCAATAATGTAATCAAAAGTTTTACCTTCAAAACAAGAATAAACCTGCTCTTGAACTGTTGCATCACAAACATAAACGTTCTCTAAGTTATCAAAAATCACGTTAGATAAAGTCACATCAATTCCATAAACCTGTGACTCCATAAAATAGTCCTGCCACATAGCAACCGAGTGGCCTAGTTGAACACCAATCTCTAAAAAGTTCACACCAAATCTTTTAGTTAAATGCTTAGCATAAATATCAATATAAGAATGAGCTGTGCCTTTATCACCCCAACCATCAGCATCCTGAAAGTTAGGATAAATCTCTTGCAAAGTTTTCACATCAACCTCTGTGACCAAGTTTTAGGTGTCTTATCTGAGACAATCTCCAAAGGCAAGTGATAATCAAAAGGTTTAACCCCACGAGTTTTAATGTATTCAACGAGTTGTTTCAAACCATCAGTCAAATCTGTTCCAGTCTTGTAACCTAAAAGATTCCTTGCCTTATCTGAGCTACATAGAGCAATCAGAACTTCCTGTGGTCTACCAGGCATAAAGATTGGGTCTAGGTCAAATTCCATAATCTCTGCGACCTTTACAGCTAAATCATAAATAGATATATGTTCCTCGTCAGGGCCAATGTTGATAATTTGACCAACAGCTTCAGGAGATTCGCAAGCAACCATCAAAGGATTTATTACATCTTGAATGAAAGAGAAACAGCGCAACGATTCGCCTTTGCCGTAAATGATTGGCTGTTTGCCTTGCAACATTCTGTTAATAAAAATTGATGCAACGTTTCTGTACGGATCATCATATTTTTGTCTTGGCCCAATAATGTTATGTGGGACAAGGATTACCCAATCAAGTCCGTGAGTTTCACACAAGTTTTTAACAACAAGTTCTGAAGCATATTTTGCAATGCCGTAAGGGTCTTGTGGGTTAGGTGTCATATCTTCTGTGAACAGTTCACCTTTTTTGTCACCGTAACGTGCCATTGATGAAAGGTAAACAAACTTTTTAACATTGTTTTGTATTGACGCTGTTAAAGCATTAGTGGTTGCTTGAACTGTGTTCGCAACAATTAGACTTGGGCTGAACACAGATAAACCCTCATAAGCTGTGCACGCTGTATGTATAACAAGGTCTGCGTTTGCAAAAGGTTCTTTCAACGATTCCAGGTCAAGTAAATCGGCTTCAAATAAATCAACTTGGTCAGGCACATTATCTTTGTACCCACCTAAAAAGTTATCTATCCCTGTCACCTGCCAGCCAGCAGAAATGAAAGAATCAGCTAGATGGCTTCCTAAGAAACCACCTACACCTGTGATAACAACTTTCATAATTGACCCACCATCCGTCTACCCCTAGAACCTTAAAGTGTCTTATTTTGCTTCTGTGGGCTTTTTAAGCCTATCTGAAGCGACCCTGCTAAATATGCTGTCTAAAGTTGGTTTCCATTGTGTCTCGTAAACCAAATCTGCATCATATTGTTTAGCAAAATCAATTGCTTTTTGTGATGGGCCACGAGTTCTGTTATACGCCTGTGTAAGTGCTTCAGTTATTTCAGGAACATTAGGAATATGGAAGAAAGACTTTTGAGGTGCATCCCAAAGAGGTTGCCCACCAATTTTCCAGCCATCTCCGCACAACTCTGCACTTGCAGCAAAATCTGAGACGATAACAGGAACACCGCACGCTTGAGCTTCAACAGTTGGAACACCAAAACCCTCACCATAAGAAGTTGCGAGCAACACATCCATTTGAGAATAAATCGCTGCCATAGTTTCCTGACTCAAACCTGTGCGCAATAAATACGGATCAGCAAACACAACCTTTTCAACAGGAATACCAACAGACAAAATTAAATCCATTAACCTGATACCACCTAAAGCACCAGAAGCATCAGAATGAATGTAAAGAATTGCGTCATCATATTTTTGGGCAAACATTGAGAAAGCCAACAAGTTTTCACCAAACGCCTTTCTGTTCGGCATCACACCTTTATTAGCAGCGTTCATACCAACCACAAAACGGTCTTTCGGTAATCTCATAAACTCTTTAGGGTTAATTGATTGACCATCAGCAATAAATATTTTCTCAGTTGGCTTAAAAACTTTTTCAACAGCGTGAGGCACATACCAAGACTCAATACCAACATTCTCAAACATTGCTTTACCAAACTTGCTCATAGCAATCGGGTAAACGTTTGGAAGTCTGCACCAAGCTGAAACATCAGGTGGTGCGGGAACGTGATCAACAGGAGTCCAAGAAGCAACAGGCCATTCGCCCCACTTCTCACCCTTAAACACCCAAACATCAAACAAAGTCATCAACAAATGTTCAGCATCTTTATCCCGCACAACCCAATCGTGCATATGTGCAGGAATAACATCATTAGACCATTGCTCCATACCGCGAGGATAAATAGGAACAGGGCCACTAGGAGTATTCCAAGTTGTTGTTGATGCTTCTAAACCATAATTTGCAACAATGGCAACATCATTATTATCTTTCTTTAATCTTGGAATCACTTGTGCTGTTTGTTGACCGTAACCAGTTGAAGCCCAAGGTGCATTAGAAACCCAGAGAATACGTCTAGGTGGATTTAATTTATTTTTCATTGCAGAACTAATAATTGCTTTATTGATTGCAGAATCTTTTTTATTCACGCAGGACTCCATATGAACGCAGGGTGTCCCCCACCTTATTACAGATGGGGGACGAGGTATGTCTAGGACACGGCCTGCGCTCCGTGTCCCAGAACTTTTTTCAAATCAAAAACTCGGTTTAGGAGTTGCTTGACTTGTAGTATTTAACGTGGCTTGTTTGAATCAAGTTACCGTCAACACGGAATGTAGCTCTGAAAGTTACAAGGTCTGTGTTGAAAGCAAAATCATCAGAACGATCCAGTTTGATTCCGCCAACTTGTCTTACATAGTAACTAGGTAAGTTGCCAAATATGACTGGTCTAACAGCGGATGCAGCGGTTGCCATTGCTGGGTTTTCGTAAATTGGGTATCCAAGTAGCAAGTCGCGTGCTTCTGCTGAAAGAGATGGTTGGAACAAATATTGTCCAGCTGTATCTTTCAACTTACGAACTGCGCCAATGCTTGCGCCATTCATTTGGAATCCTGTTCCTGCAAGTCTGCGACCTGAAGAATCAACAGAATAAACTAAATCAATTAGGTTATCTGCTGTTGGATTTAATGAAGTTCCCACAAGTGCTGAACCTGCACGAGTAACTAAACCGTTAGGTTCAACTGTTCCTGTACCTGTTGTTAGCGCTGTGTTAACTGAGTATCCAAGTGATTGACCAACTTGACTTGCTAGGAAGCCAAGAATATCCACACCTGAATCTTCAATCAATTCACGAGAAACTTGGGTCAAGAATGAATACTTGAAAGCACCCAAAGTTACGAATGAATTGAATACTGGATCAGATTCGCCAATAGCAGTACCTTCTCCAGCGATTGTGCCAGATGAGTATGTGCCGATTGATGGGATTTGTAGGTTTTCTCCACCAGCTGTATTTAAGATGGTTGAGGTTTCCAACATTGGGCCAGATTGTCTTGCAAGCAAGATAACTTGGTTGTAGAAAGAAGTTGGAACTGGTGCGCCAGTTGAAGTTTTTAAAACATCTCTCTTTTCGAAAGTGTGTGAACGAACTTCACCTCTTGCCATTGCACGGATTGCTTCAGCGTCATCATTTTGTGATGCAACTTCTGCAACTGGACGTGCTTGGTTTTCTAATCCACGCATTGCTTCTGCGGCACGCATTTCGCGGTCTGCATCTGCCTTTAGTGTTTCGATTACTTTTGCTCTTGTATCTAGGTCAGCAGAAATACTTTCGTATTTTGCATTTTCCTCAGCAGATAAATCTCTTTTTTCTGCTGCTGCACCGTCAAGAAGTGCTTTGGCTTCGTGCCAAGCTTTTTGACGAGCTTCGTGCTGTTGTTTAATATATTCAGACATTACTGAACTCCTTATAGAATTGATTTGTATTCGTACATCTGCGAGGCTCACTCGACAGTAAATATGGTGGTGGCATCCACGCAACCACCATCAGTCTAACAAAGATTTAGCGTGTCTCAGAAATTTCTGTGATTCTTGTTTCTGCAATAGGGTTAAACTTTTTTGTTTCAACAGGTTTATCAAGATTTGCAACAGCTTCAGCCATATCGTCAGCAAAATCGGCAATAACACCTGATTCTGGGTTGCCAGCAGCCTTTAAGATTGCTTCTTTAATTTGTTGTTTGTCCATTGTTATACCGCCTTGAATAGTAGGTCAAGTTGTTTACGTTTAAGTTCCAACAGCTCATCAGCAGATGGTGTGTTCTCTCTCAACTTAGTAACAACTTCTTGCAATAAATCTGCTTGAATATCAGGTAACTTATCCCCTGATTCCAACTTGTTCAACGCATCAGCCAAAGCATCAGCATCAACATTTGTTCTAGAAGCCAAAATATCTAACGATCTAACAGAAGCAGTTGTTGCTTCATAGGCTGGAAAACCTGTAACAATAGAAACTTCGTGCAAACGAATCTCTTTTAATTGTCTGGTCATACCATCATCAGACCAAGAATCGCCTCTCGCTGGGACGGAGAAACCAAAAGACATTGAGTGAACATCTCCACGTTTCATAAGCACGGCCAAATCGCGACCAGCAGTTGTGTCAGGCAAAGTTGCTTCAGCCAATAAACCTTTTGAGTCCTCAGAAAGTCTCAAAGTTTTTGAACGAGTAGAAGCTAACACTTCATCCATATTGTGATTCTTGAAAAGCTTAACTTCGTTTCTTGCCTTGAGTGAACGTTTGAAAGCACCAGGCATAATTCTTTCAATGAAAGGTAGCGGCTCGGAATCACTATTGAACACAGCAGCGTAACCAGTAAATCTCATACCATCAGATTCGGTTGTGGTAACTCTTAGTTCAAAATCAACATCTGTTTTAATGCGGCGTTCAACTTTGTTCACAGTTTTTTCCTTTTCGCTCTTACTTGATTTTACATTGATTGTTGACCAACGTTGCATATTCTGTTTAGCATCTAACTGATCAATAATGCTTTGCGCATAACTTTGTGTTCTCTCAGCAGCACGTTTACTTGGCCCACTTCCCCAAAGCAAATGAGCAACAAGACCTGCACCTGGATAACCTGAATCACTTGAATCAGAATTTTGTGGTGCATCTAAATCAACAAGATGGCGAGCAATCCAAGGGGCGATTCTGCGCCACTTATCCTCAGACACACGACCCTCAGCCATATCTCGGGCTTCCTGTTTAGTTTTATCTGTTAAACCGTCGCCACCAAAACCTTGAGCATTAAGTTCTAAACCTCTGCGAGCAGCAGCACGCATATAAGCTGGTGCTTCTAAATTGACTGCACGTTCCTCATCAGGATTACTTTCATCACTAGGAACATCTGGAACATCAGGAACATCTAAAGCGGTTATGCCTAAATCTCTGTAAACTTTTCTCATTGTCGGATTGTTATCAATCGCAAGAATCACATTGTATTCCTTTAATAAGTTTTCTGCTGTCACTCTTTTGAAATCTGCTGTGTCAGCTGTTGAACCAGGGTTCATAAATAATCTGTCGTAGTCAATACCTAAATTATCTAATTGGCTAATTGTTGATTCACGGTCATCTACGTTGCGACCTGTGACAATAAAGATTTCTGTATCTTCCATATCATCAAGGAAGTTGTAAACTTTTTCATTTCTGCCACCTGAAGTAATTAGTGTCCCATCAATATCAACAATGACAGCCTGTGCGCCAGAATCAATACGTTCACCACCAGGAGTCATATCTTCAGCCAAGGAAATTGCTATCATCTGGTCAATAGCGGCTTGTTTAGTTGTATGGCATCCCATAACTTCGCCATCCTCTTTGATAGTTGCCCAACCTGAACAATCAGGAGATTTATCAGTAATGAAATACGGCATTAAATATCCTGCTCAAACCAAGCAATATCGCGAGAGCCTGAACCTGATAAACCATATAAAGAATTACTAGATAGTAAAGTTAAATCTAAATTCTCAGCATTGCTTAAATGAAAACCATTAGAACTAGAAACATTTGAACCACCAAGGTAAATTACCCCGCCAGAAGAATTATGCAAATTCAATTTTATAGGATTTGTGCTTGCTTTTTTAATAAGAACGGCTGTGGAAGCATTTGTTGTAACTACATTACTGGTTAAAGACATAACTCACCTTAAAGAAGCATCAATAATTCTGCTTCATCTTGTATTACTGAAAAGTCTATACGACTTTGAGCATTACTGAAAAGACCCGATAACTCTGATTGGCTGTTTCCAAAAATTGTTTTGACTAAAGGCTCAAGAGGTTCAAATTCATAGTTGATAATGATAGGTTTGATTTCAATTTGTTCAGGTTTCTTTTTATTTTGAACCTGGTAATAGCCATACCTTGAACCGTAATGTTGGTCTGGTTCAGGTGGATTAGGGCTAGTAGCATCAGCATTGGCAACCAAAGCACCTAACTCTGAAACTGCTGTCACATCAACTTCAGGCAAAGCCTCAATTGTTGCAATCAATGATCCGAGTAAAGATTGGGCTTGAGCTACTTTTGTGGCAACAGCAGAGGCTGAGGAACTTAACCCACCCAGATTAGTAGCACCTTGAACAAAATGTGCTACACCTGATTGCGCTACAGAACTGATAGCACCAAGTTGAGTTGTGGCTGTGACGTGAACTGTTGGTGTTGATTGAACTGTGGCAGACATTCCACCTAAAGCACTTGTGGCAACATCATTGACAACAATTGATGTGCCTGAACTTAAAACATTCGTGTCAAGTTTTCCACGCAGAGAAGAATCAAGAATTAAAGTTGGTGGTGTTGTTAAATAATCTGTATCAAGTTGTCCTGTGTCTAGGACAAATTTTGATGCCATAGTTTAACTAGCGACTGTTAGAGATGCTGTTAAAGAACCTGAAGCAATGGTGTAAGTGTCGCCTGCTGTGTAAGGGTTGCCTGTGATTGTTCCTGAGAACAAAAAGTTTCCAGCAGTTAAATTATCCCAAGCGGTAAAATGTGTTGCATCTTCTGAACCAGCAATGTTAGTCCAAGTAATGTCAGCATCTGAGGCAATAGCGCCAGCATTAGCAGCAGCGAAAGAAACAGATTTGCGTGTTGTTTCAACAGCAGGATTAGTTGTGCCATTAACACCAGGGTCGCCAACGTGCAACTTAATATATGGTGTTGCAACAGAATATGCGGTTGCATTACCTAAAGCGTTCAGAAAACTGTTAGCCAAATATGCGCTCAAACCTGTTGCCATTTACTCTCCACTTGTTTCTATGATTCTGACAATGTGATTGTTTTCGTCACGTTCAACAGTTCTAATCAAAGGCTTCGCATCAGGGGTATTTATGTTTACTGTCGGTGGTGCAACATTGATAACTGCTGGTGGAACATTAACAACTGTTTCAGGTATTTGCACATTGATTTCACTTGAACGAGTCACATCATAAACAGCAGTTGGGTCTTGTGGATCAATTTGTGCAACCTGTTGCAATTGTGTTGATGGAACTCCTGTGTGTGATATTGCTGGGAGTCCAAGAGCTGAAAGAACACTTGCTGGGTCAAAACCTGTTTGCACAAGTCTGGTTGCCATAGATACACGCTTGTCTTGTTCAACAACACTTGCTTCAATCAAGTTAATGTTTGCCAAAGGCACACGGAACTGGTCGCCTGCATCAACAGGTCGTAAGTCCTCAAAACGTCTAACATCATTCACAGAATAGAAACCTGCCTGCAAACCAATTGAGTAACCTTGGATTCTTGTTGTGAAGTCACCGCGAAGTAAACCATCAACATTGAACTTTAGGAACGCATCTGCTGGAAGTAAAGTTGAGTAGGCTTCTTCAATTTTTTCAATGTACGGTCTTAGAGTGTGAACAACAAAGTTAATGTTGTTTTGTTCAATCGAAGCATAAGATTGTGCGCCAGGTGTTGTAACACCAATCATATGAGGTGGGACACGGAACAGGCGAGCAATAGATTCAACTTGGAACTTTTGTGATTCCAACATTTGTGCTTCGTCAGGATTTACACCTGTCTTGGTAAACTTTGCACCGCCAGATAAAATTCCTGTTTTGTGTGCTTTTCTAAAACCTCTGTGAGCTGATTCAAAACTATTTTGTAAAGATTT